GGATTTTTAACTTCAGAAAGATTTACATTGAGAGGAACATCATTTCTTTCAAACTTGACGCCCCAATAGAATTGAGGTGATGCAACTTCTTGAGGTCCTGGATCACCGTCCCAAGCTGGGGCTGACATCGGACCTTTTGTTACTTTAAACCTAAATGGAACAGGAGGCAAGATTGATTGTGATAAGATTCCTGAAGAATCTACTGTAAATAAACCAGCAAGCCTCTTAGCACCTGTTGAACCATCATTTAGAGAATCATTGGTCTTTAAAAGTTCTGGTCCTCTGAACCCGAATGGAAGAGATTTTGCAGGAACTTTCTTGTCTTCAACTGCTGAATTAATAATAACTCTGACGTACTTAGAAACGTTGGAGTACTTACCCGTAGATATAATCCTTCTTTCAGAAACGATGTCTTGGTCAAAATCGTAAGTAACCTTACGATCACCAATCAGTTTTCCGACATAATTATCTGAATCTGGGTTTAAAGAACAATTCACAAACTCTTCAAGAATGACTGGGTTGATGTCTGTGTCATTCCAGTCGCGAATTTGAACGTTGAATATTCCATATTCATCCGCTTCATTCTCAGAAACCTTGAGATTTGCAATTGAGACCTTGTAAAGGCTGTTTGCATATGCTCCATCATCGAGAGCTTCAATTGCAAATAGATCATACTCTGTTGCGCCGAATGGCTGAGAAATAAAGTATGATGTCTTAGGAGAAACATAACGTGTGTCGAAAGCTCCGAAAGCCTTGCGGAATTCAGTTGTAGATTCACCAGAAACGTTGCTGGTTAATGAAGAACCAGAAAGAACTGCAACGTAGTCATCATTAGCAACTGTAGCAACTTCATCATCAACTGCATAATCGGCATAGAGAAGATGTTGATATGTTGCAAACTTTTCTGGGTCTTTGTTAAGAACTTTTCCAAAGTAATCATCATCTGACGGGTTCATTGATGCTGTATATACTTTAATTCCAGGAACTCCGTCATCAAATGAATATGCAGAGCCTAAAGTAGAAGAGATGACTAACTTAAATTTTCCAGATTTAACTAACGCTGCGTCATCGGTAACAGCCATCCCATTGAATGCTGTAGGAACAGACTGATTTCCATCAAGAACCATCATTCTAGTTCCTGTGGCCATCATGACGACGCCTCTAATAAGATTCATATTAGAAGCTTGGGTACGTGAATCATTATCAGTAAACATCGGCATACCATAAGCTTCATTCGTTTGAAGCGTATGATCTGCAGATAAAAATTGTATTGCACCGTTGTGGCGGCCTAACGCTCCGTTGGCTGTTGAAACAACACCTTCAAGCTTGAAACCTGCATTTTTTACGCGGCCGGATGCGGCTGTATTTGAAATATCCGTCGTGGTTTTGTTAGCACCAGCGCCTAATACTCTCATGTAAGTAAGCGCTGTTCTATTCTTTAAAAACTCATTGACTGCATATGGACCAAACTTCTTTGGATCTAAATCGCCAAATATGTTAACAAACTCTTGAAAGCTAGCAACGGTGACCGGAATGAATGCCGGACCTTTGTTAGATGTACCGATAACACCTGCTGGAACTCCAATTGGTCCTGCTGATGCTGGAGCTTTAAGCTCAATCTCACGCTCAAAAAAATTAGGAGATCTAAAAACCTGCTCAGCCATTATACTACTCCTTCATGCAACAAACTTTCTTATAAGTATTTGAAAAAAACCAAAAATAAAAATCAATCATCTTCTCCGATGATATGATATGATAAACCTCCTAATAAAGCATCAGCCGTTAACGGCGCGGGGGTAGCGCTAACTTGTGAAGCTGGCTTAATGACGGACTCTCCTGATGTTTGGTTTACAGCATAAACCCTAACATACCCGCCTGGTGTTTTTCTATATAAAGGTTCAATTTGATTAGATTTAGAATTTCTAGTGCTATTTGCTGAATCATTTGATATTGAAGAATCTTTAGGATCATATAGACGAGTTCCGTTTGTGTTTCTTTGATCTCTTCTTCTATTTACTTCATCTGATAATGGTAGAGTCGGATCATCAGAACCTAAGAATGGATTAGCAACTATTGAATTTGACTCATTATTAACGACACCAGCAAAAACATTTGTTTCAAAAGAAATAATGGGTGATGAAACATATCTTTTTACAGGAATTCCCGTGTTAGGATCTTGCGAAGCAAAAATGTACGCTTTTACGCTAATATTAAATTTGTATTTGATAATTCTTTCTTCTTGACCTAACTCATCTAAATTATTTTCTGGATCATATGAGTTATTGTCTACTGTTGCTATAAACCAATACCCTTTTGGTGTGTTTAATTGCCATGCATTTCCTTGTGGCAAAAATGATGAAATAATTTGTTCAATCAATTGATTCATATGTTGCGTATATTGCGTCCACATCGTTACTTCATAGCTAACAGTGCAGAATTGAGGAGATGGTATGACGATTGTTTCAAAAATATTATTCTTTTTTATATCTGCTAACCATGCACCATCTAATCCTGTTCGAGTATTCGAGTCTTCTCCTACTTTTCTTTCAGTTAATATTTGTTCATCAATGTGAGCCAACTGAGGATTGGTTGCAACGTTCTTTTGATTTTGTAATAAATAACGATTTATTAAATTTTGATAATTTCTATCAGATTTGTCAAGCCGTCTACGAATAATGATTTCGCTTGTTTGCTGATTAATTCCTCTACCTGCAATATCACTACCTAAATCTTGAGAAATATTGTTTCTTGCTATCGTAATCAAAGGAAGGATCAAAGAGTTATTTCTATCTCTTAATGCTCTTCTTTTCTTTAATATCGCCCATTTTTCTCCTGTCGCAAAAATGACAGGAACCTTTTTAAATTCTGTATCTTTTGATCCTACCTGTAACTTAATCTCATTATCAAATAATTTAAATAAGGCAACGTCGACATCCTCTACACCTACTGGTGGGATAGTGAACGTAGGATTTCCATTATGCGAATCTGTATTAATTCCATTTACACCAAACCTCGGGCGACTTTTTGAATTATGTCTAACTGGCATAATCAATCCTCATCGTAAAAAGCATTACCTACATCATTTGGATCTCCAAGATTAGAAACTTCTTTTGGTCCAGTGATAGGTGGTTCCAATACACCATTTTTAACCAAATCTCTTGTGTCTGCAGTCGTACCTTCTTTGTTTTTTGCAAAGCCTCTTTGTTGAACGAACGTATCCTGAATAGCGCCTTGATCTGTGTACTTAAGATCAGTTGGGCCATTAATAAGAGCCTTGAATTGGCTTTCACGAACCCTCGTTCCTACTAAAGAAATTCCATCTATATTTTCTGCCTGCCCATAGATAGTGCGCATGTATTTGTATTCAGTAATTTCATAAAATATTGTACCAAAAGAAAAATAATCTCCTATTGAAGGATTAATTCCTTTTTCAACCATATCTCGATGTTGAATATAGACCTCTAAAGTAAATTGAGTATCTACACCGAACTTATTGATTTTAGTTTCATTTTGAAATTCACTATTGACCAATGCTTCAATCAAAATTGGATTATCAAAAATCTTTTGTAAAGCTTCTTCATAAACCTCGTGAGTCTTTGTTTTTGTCTCTGAAATTGGATAATAATAAATTTTTTGACCGACGACATCTTTAACAATCTCTTTCGTTATGTCAGAGATAAAGTTAATCTCGCGTTGGGTAATGAAAAGCCTTGCCATTTTATTATCCGATTACTATTCCTTTGCCTAGCGGCATTGGAATGTATCTAAGCTGTTTTTGCATATTTTCAGCTGCCAAAGCATCTTGCTCAAGAAGTTTTGCGCTTGTTAAATTTTCTAAAAATTCTTTCATTTGAGTCGTTAACTTGTCTTTGTCTTCCCTACCTTGAGAAATCAAATCTGACCCATTCAGCTGCAAGTCTGCGTTTGGAATTGGTATCGAAGAAAACTTAGATCTAATTAAACCTAAAAGTTCTTTGCATAATGCTAACGTGTATTGTCTAATCCACTGTTTTCCAGGTTGATTTATTGTAATAAAAGGTATGTTACCAAAAGGCATATTGTTGGGTCCGGATATGCCGTAAATCGAGTCATCTGCATATGCAGTCGGATTTAGTGGATTATGAGGTTTCATTAATTTTATAAAAAGCTTACCCATTTGAATATTAGTTGAAGGCGTTGGATAAATTCTTAAATTGCTTCCAATTATTTCATAAGAATAATTTGATCTTCTAACCCTAAATGCTGTTTCTAACATACCTCTTCTTAAAACATCTTCAAACACTGGAAGGACATAAAAGACTGTTGAGTTAACATACGATTCATAGTTAAAATTGGTTGCTAAAAAGTTTGTGATATTTGAAGCGTTCAACAAAAATTGTTGAGATGCTAGTGGCTCAAAATGGAATAACTCAACAACTTTTAATTTTCCTTTAGACCCTGAGGGCATCGTGTCGTATACTACTTCGTCTTTATCATCACCGGCAGCAACTTTAACGTCATTATAAATGTTGTAATCTTGTTGACCAGAAACAAGTTCTATGTATCCAAGCGTAGCATCATATGAACCACCGATGTATGCTTCTGTCGCATACGGTTCTGCCATTCTAAGAAGATATTCTACCGTACGCTTTGCATATCTGTTTGTTAGATCAGTCGACCCTGTTGGCAACCCCAAAACGTTTGTTAAATCAGATGTTATCTTCATCTCATGAATTAATCTACTGTATTCGCAGCATGCCTCTTCGAAACATGCCCATATTTCTTTCTTTGTTAACTCTACAGAAAGAACGTCATCGCCTAATTTACGCTTAACAAATAAAACCATCGAGTCTGCTTCTGTTTGAAAAGAAGCCTCGGCATCAAAAAAGCCAAATGGCGTTGGATTAATCGTTGCTACAAATGTTGTCATGTATAAACGTTCCTTAGAGCGCTAGACTCCATAGATAAAATTATGGTTGAGCGCAATGAAATGCGACAAAAAAACGCAGTATCTATCTAATACGTGTTAGATAATGTTTTTTATTTGAAATACTTTAAAGTATTTTGTAAGCTTCAAAATGCATTCCATCAGGACGATTTGCAAACCATCCGCCCCAATAAAATCCATATTCATAAGCAATTTCTACAAGCTCTCTAACAGAACCTGTCTCACCTCTTAATGCTGGTTGAGCACCTAACATGTTCCATTGTACGTTAATATCAAATGCCGTTCCCCAAGCATGATTAGATAAAGAAGTTCTTGATCCACGAACGAATCTGGGTACCCATGAACCACCCCATGATAAAATCAGATATGTTAATCCTTCATCATGCCATTTATTAAAAAGTTTTGTTATTTGAGGAATCAATAATGAATGAAATTGAATAGTACTTGATTTTGGAACACCAGCTATTCCGCGTAAGTGATGAATTGAAACTTGAGAAATATTTGAAGTCCAGTTTGACGTAATCGTTATTGCTTCAGGGTTTGCATACGTTGGAGATGAAACATAAGAAAATTTACCAAATAATTTTTCTCTATCTAAAAAACTTAAAGGCCCATGAGGCGGTTGTTGCGGCCAGTTTGGTCCATTAATGTTTTTTGAAGAATCTAAAACAGCAGGAAATCCTGAACTAATAGCTATAGCCAAAGTTTTTGGACCAACTACACCATCCGGGATTAATCCTTTGCTGCTTTGGAATGCTTTTGTTTCAAGTTCTGTTATATTTCCAAAAACCGCGTCAGCCACAATGCTACTATTTGACGTTCTTCCTCGTAAAAAGTTTTGCCATTTTTCAACTTCTGGCCCTGTTGAGCCTTTTCTAAGAACTTGAAACATATATTATGCTCACATCGATGAAACTAAAGCTTGTATAGCGGTTTTAACTCTTTCACGCAACTCATCAGGAAGAGCAGAAAGTAGTACATATGTTTCAGGGCGAACTACGTTCTCTACCGGTCCTCCTATCGTTTCTGCGTTGGAACGATTGACACCTACATTGATAAAAAGTGGTGGAGAACCTACACGTACATGGACCATCGGTTGATATAAATCTATTCTTTGCATTGTCATCCTTTCAAGACGCCTTGACTTCTGCTTAAGGCTTCATTCATTGAAGTAAATCTACTCTTAAGCAATGCCAATGTTTCTTCCATCTCGATAGAATTTTCACCGCGAGCCTTAGATTCTAAAATCTTTTGTTCGAGTTCAACGATTTGTAATAATAAATTTTCAATTGTTGCAGACATTTATGTAACGTAAATCTAAAAAAACAAAAAGTAAATTATTTTTGTTGCTTAGCAATATTCCTAAGCGCACTAAAAAGATTAGCAATGTTTGTTGTATTATCTTCAACAACCATTTGTAAAAAAGAAGCGACCAATGCATCTTTTTCAGGCATCTCAAGCTGTTGTTTTGCATTATTTACGTCTAGCTTTTTTTCCTTCAAATCTTGAAAAATATCTTTAATTTTAGTTAAGGCCCCAGACGGAACGCCCATTTTAAACAAAGCAGCAGCTACTGGATCTGTTTTAGCTGTTTCAGGAATACCTCCTTGACCATCTGCAGTTGGATTTTCAACCAAACTTGAAATTTCTTCAGCAATGATTCTACGAAGTTGCGATTTTGTGGAACAAACTTGCGGTTTCTACGTGTCTTCATAAATTAATCTCCAGTAACCAAGAGCATTGTATTGAGCTCTTGTTGTTATGAAGTAATAATATGTTGAAGATAAACGTATGTACAAATGAGTTTATTCAGCCTAAAGCTTTGGCTACTTTTGAAGTTTCCGTCGACGAAGTCTTTTCTTCACTCATCATGTTGGAAACAACA